GCGTACAAACCAGGTGCCTACCCACCCGACTACTACCATCTCTACCTATGCAAGGAGTGCTACGAGAGGCTCCAGAGCTACGTAAGCGAGTTCGTCAACGAGCTGACCAAGAAGGTGGAGAGCTACAGCGCGCGGATGGATAGGGTTGCAGACGCTGTCCTCAGGTTCTCCAGCCTAAGGGAGCTGGAGAGGTTCGTTGAGAACCACGCGCTGTTCATAACTGTGCCGAGGCTGGACTGGGTAGAGCTCGAAGAGCCGCGGAGATCGGTCTACGGTCTCGTGCTTCACATGGTGCCGAAGAAGCTCCCCACACCAAGCGACGAAACCAGCAAGAAGCCTACGTACCCCGTCCTCAGGCTCTACATACCGATAACCGACATAATACGCGAGGTGCGGGAGGCGAGCTAGATGATGAGCACATGTATGGACTACGATATCCTCAAAAGGAAGCTGGAGATGCTGGAGAACCAGCTACGCGAGGTGGAGCGGGAGATCAGGATGTTGAAGCAGAGGAAGTATAGGCTGAAGAGCGAGATCAATAGGATTAGAAGAAGAATAGCCGATCTAGAGAGGGTATGTGAATAGAGCGCTCAGGTTGATGACCATGGTTCTCAGACGCGTCCTCAGGCACCTAGCCAAGGAGTGTTGCGATAGGTAGAGTAGGTAGGTGTTTATGGTGCTCTGTGCACGTATAGATATAGCGTCGACGGATGAAACTATATACCTCAGGTTCGGGAGCTGGGAGGAGCTGTTGGAGTACATGAAGAGGCGGTACCCTCGATGGGTCATCATCTTCAGCCCCCACGAGGATTTCAGGAAGAGGATAGAGGAGAACCTAGGGAGATGCGAGGAATACGTGTATCTAATTCTGTACGACGACTACATAGAGTAGGTGCTGGAAATGAGCTTCTATCGAAGGGGTAAGCAAGCTGAGCTGGAGCTGGTTAAGAAGCTTAGAAGAGCAGGGTATGCAGTAATGAGAGCCCCCGCCTCTGGTGCTAAGACAAGAAGGGTTTTCTATCCAGATGTCTTCGCTGTTAAGTTCGATGGTTCTAGGTACAGGGTTCTGGTCTTCGAGGTTAAGCTCAGGAAACATAGAGACGCGATATACCTCGCCGCGCCCAAGGTGTGGATGCTGGAGAACTTCGCTAGGAGAGCAGGGGGAGAGGCATACATAGCGGTCAGGGTCTCGGAAGAGAAGCAGTGGTACGTATTCCCACTTGAGGTTCTTGAGAAGCAACAGTGGGAGAAAGGCGTTAGGTACGTAATCACAAAACAGATGTTCGACCGAGCCAAAAAGCTATCCGAGATCATCTGAGAAACGTTTTCAGCTAACTACCTCGACATCCTCTGAAGCATACTCTACATCGCTTTCAACCACTTCTTCGGTATCAACCTCCGAGCTAGCCTCTACCTCCTCCTCCCTTATCTTTCTACGCTTCTTCTTCTTTACCTTCCTACGTAGCTCCGAGACGCTCTCTATGCCCAGAACCCTCCTAGCCACCTCCAGAGCCTCCCTATCCCTGTAGCCGCACAGCGTTACGTAGCGCACGAACACCTCCTTCATCAACAGGGGCACGTCCATGGTCACGGTGACGAAGCAGTCGGTTTCGAGAACCCCGTTACGCCAGTGCGCGTTGCCTAGGAACCTGATGAAGTTCGCCAGCTCCGTGCAGACACCCTCCGATGTATCCTCACCGCTGAGAGCCGCCTCAACAGCCCTAAACCTCTCCAGCAGCGTCCTGATGACTATCCCCGCGCTGAATCCCTTCATGTACACCGCTCTACACCTACGCTTCTCCAGCTCCTCAAGCCTAGAGATCAGGTTCCTAAGGTGTTCCAACCCAGACATGCTCACGCACCACCATATGTCACATTACAACAACTGGCTTTCCACATGCGTACCTAACTAGCTCTTCGAACACCTCGCTCAGGGTCTTCAGCATCACTATCTTCTGCTTCACTGGGCCATATGGCTCAACGTCTTTCATCCTCGATTTGCGCTCGATGAGCTCAGCCTTATCAGCGAAGAGCTTACGAAGAGCAGAGAAAACGTGTTTCACCTGCTGTGCAAGGCGGAAAGAAAACTCCTCAAACGCGGAGACGAAGTCCCCGAAGAACTCCTTTATCTTTGTTGGGTTCCACGTCCGTAGCCACCGTATCAAGTTCCTTATATCCCTCGTGAACAGCATCACGTTAGGCTCTATCTCCTTTCCACCGAAGCTATAGCACCCGCGAGAGATCGCACCTATGTAGAGGACTGTACCTCCCTCGATGTATCTAAACGCACTGCTTCCCATGATCTGCCTTATCCATGGATAGAACCTTGAGAAGTACGTTCTCAGTATCCTTTGCCACACCTCCTTGGGGCTCCAAGGATCTTTAGAATCCGAGGCTATCAGAACGAAGAACCAGTAGCGCTCCTCATCAAACGATAGTGGCACCAGGATAAAGGTGGTCTTATGCCTAGGCATCTGATGGACAACCACTTGTTTACCAACAACTTTTATATACTTTCTAAGATACTGTAAGAACAACTTGGTGATGAGACCGTATACTGAGACGATGTTTTGTTGCATGTGATGAGTGAGCACTGTTCTGATCCCTCTTCTTATATATGACAAGGAAGATTATATAAGTATACCTCTCCTCAAACCTTTCAATCTCACTAGCTGGTTACTAAATAAGGTTCTAAACCTGTTAGGGGGTCACGCAAATCAGACCCCTCAATTCCTATGCAACACTTTCGGGGGATATACCCTTCTCTCCATAGAGAAAAGTCCAGCGCACTCCCCACGGACGTAGGGGGAGGTTAAGAAAGCAATGGCACTCGAAACTCAGTCTAGTATCTCTCTATATAACATATTCAATATGTTACAAATATCGTAACTGAGTTTCGATTTTTCTTGAGTGTTTAAGAGCGCATGGATATCCCCCGCTCTGGGATAGCGAAGCAATCGAGAATCTACCTGATTACCTCAATTGAGAGCATCTTCACGAAGATGCTCTTCACCACCTCCTTCGTCGCCTCGTTCAGGAGGATGAGGTTCTCCCTCGTGGGCTCCACCCTGTATTGCTTCGCGACCTCGTAGAGCGTCCTGGTCTCCACCCTGTACCTCTCCCAGATCTGCATCAACACCTTCTCCACTCTCTTCAACTGCTTATCGATCTCGTAGGGAGGAGCGTTGATCTGTACCAGATCCTTTAGGCTCTGAACCGAGAACACCAGCTTCGTTATGTACCAAGCCGCCTTGTCTAGCTGTATGCTGTCCACCTCCTTCCTAACCTTCTCCTCGGCTAGCGAAGCAACCCTCTCCCGAACCCTCTGCTCAACCTCTATCGGAACCCGTTGCTCAAGCTCAGCGACCTTTTCCTCCAGCTCCCTAACCCTATCGATAAGCCGATTGATTAGGGTGTCGAACGTCTCGCTCGGTTCCTTAAGCGCGTTCAGCCTGTTGTAGGTGTCGAGGTGGATCTTGATGTTCTTGTAGGGCACGGTGTGCCATCCCAGATACCCACTAGGGGGTGTACACTAATAAGCCTTTCGGTCACAGCCCCTAGGGGAGAGAATAGGGAGGTGAAAAACGGTGTTTGTCAGAGTATGGAGGACTCTGAGGATGTGGCCCTAGAGCCCCTTCTAGACCTTATGAGCGACCTGAGCTTCATGCTCATCGCTCCGAAGGGGACGGTGTTCTTAACGGCTCTCGTAACCATGTCTACGCACTGATCCTGAGATATGGTCTTTCCGCATTGCTGTGCGAGCACGACTATGGCTTCGCAGAGCTCCGCAACGGTGTTGGTAACCTCGTCCTCGGTTGCGTTGCCTCTGTGGAGCTCCTCCGCGAGCTGGAACAGTATCGACTGTAGCTCTATCTTCTCCCTCTCCTTACCGCAGCCACCTAGGAGCCAGTTGACCAGCCTGTTCACGTCCATGGCTCAGTCCTCCTCAAGAACCTTCATTATGGCTCTGAGCACGAGGTCCTGGAGACGCATCTTCTTTTGCTCCGCCTTCCTCTTTATCCGCTCGTATATACTCCGCGGTAAGAGGATCTCTAATCGCTCTGCCAAGCCTGTCACCCGCCTTCTCTAACCTCTCTAGAAGGTCTAGCATCCTCTTATACCTATAGCTAACAGTCGTCCTATCCTGAGCATGCCTCTTGATCAGCCGCCACTGCTTCTTCAGCAGATCGTACTTCACGCCCCTCACCCTGATAGTGATGTTAAGCGCGTAGCCGTCGCTCGTTGGCGAAATAGTCGAGTTGACCTCGGTGATGACACCGTTGCGCTGGAGCCTACGAGCTACGTACTGAGCGAAGTTCTCTATGGTATCGACCCACTTCCGCACGAACAGCTTGATGACCTCGATTATGACGGGCTCCTTGATGTTCCATATCCAGACCGTTCCATCCTGAGACACCTCGAAGAGATGGGACTCGGCTTCCTCGGCTTTATCGGGCAGTATATTCATCTCGTTCTTGGTCATACCCGAACCACCAGCACTGCGATACAGCTCCAGACGCTCTCTATTACATACTACGTATATTAACGCTTCGTGCCCGAATTGAGCATCGAGGTAGGTACCTATGCCCATAGTCAAGACCCTTGCAGACCGAGTAGAGAAGTTCAAGGCAAAGACACCACCAGATCAGACAGGTACTAGATACGGTGCGGTAAAGGACATCGCTGTGACTAGGTACATCGAGGGCAGCGGCGTGATGGCGGCTGTCAGGGAGCGCGTTAGGAACATACTTGAGAGCGAGGGTGTTCCAGCAGGGTTCCACGGTGTCTACTACGCGTTCGCGATGAAGCTAGCAAGCAAGGCTCTGAGCCACGAGGGTGCTGACCTGCAAGCGATTGCCAGCGGTCTCAAGCAGTGGTTCGTTGCTAAGGGTGCCGACCCCGCTATACTAGACAAGATCGCGAACCTGATAGTTGGATAAAGGTGATGGGTGGGGGGTGAGATCCCATGCCCATCGTTAAGAGATTAGGTGATATGAGAGCCAAGTACGAGGCTAAGTACGACGGTACCAACGTGACCAACAGGCTGACGGCTGTCAAGCCCATTATGGAGGCTAGGTTCGAGAGCGCTACTGCCGCCATATACAACGCTGTGGAGGTAGCTAGGAACATCCTGAGCGAAGAGGGTGTGCCAACTGGTCTATGGGCTCCCTATCTAGCCTTCGCGCAGATAGTAGCTAAGACAATGTTCAGCCACAGCGGTCTAACACTCCAGAAGGAGGTTAGCGGCATCAAGAGCTACTTCGTAACGGCCTACAAGTGCGATCCAGCAGTGCTCGACAGGATCATAGAGGCACTCATAGGAGCCGTACCACCGTACTAACCAGCCTATCGATAACCTCCCCTAAGAGCCAAAAACCATTTTTTACACCTCTCGCTGAGCTTCTCGCTAGGGGATCATGGTTAGCGTAATCGTGTTAACTTCTCATAGATCCGCATCGCTTAAGCGCGTAGCGAACGACGTTGCTACGGTTCTCAGGGAGGGCGGTGTCAATGTCAAGGATATCCTCGGCTACCCCAATGCCGATCCAGAGGTCTACAAGGATGTCGACGGCGTGCTCGTTGTGATGACCTTCGACCCAGCGTGGGTATCTCCATTCGCTTTCGTGTGCAGGGAGATGCTTGTGTACGGAAAGAAGTGCGTGTTCTACACAACTATAGAGGGGAGGGCTAGGCGCGTTCACGGCGATGCCTGGATCTATAGGGATCTCAGCTTTGTCGCTAACTCTCGGTACACGATGAGTAAGCTGAGGGAGGCTGGGGCAACGGTTACCAAGGTGGTCTACCACGGTATAGATATCGATGCTGTTGGCGCGTTCGGGTGGAGGGCTAGGTACGTTAGGAGGGAGCTGGGTCTCAAAGACGATGACTTCGTTGTTGGGTACATAGCTGGTGGCTACATGCGTAAGGGTCACGATGTCTTTGCTGAGGTGATAAGGCTTGTACACGATAGGGATCCGTCGATAAAGTTCGTGGTTCTAACGGATTCCAAGGGTGTTGAGAAGTACAGCGGTGTTGACAACGTTATACTGATCGACCAGTTCGGCAAGCTGAGCGAGGACGAGTACTACGGTCTTCTACACAGCTTCGATCTCTATGCACAGCCATCCCTAGCCGAGGGCTTCGGATATCCCGTTCTAGAAGCTCTTGCGGCTGGCAAGCCAGTTGTGCACGCTGATTACGAGCCCCTGAGCGAGGTAACGACGAAGGATACCAGCTTCAGGGTTAGGGTGAGGAGCGTTGTATACAGGTCGGAGATAGGTGCCATAGACTACGAGTTGCACTACTACGACCCCAAGGACTTCGCGGAGATGATTATATATGCAAAGGACTACGTGCTTAAGAACCGCGACGAGGTTAGGGCTAGGTGTCTGGAAAGAGCTCGCGAGTTCGATATGCGGAAGACTTATAGGGAGTTCCTAGCAATGTTCTCATACGGGGGTTGAGAACGTGTCCGAGACCCGCGCACCTAGCGCTCCCCAGGTTCAGGCTCAGACCCAGCTACCAGCGCAAGACGTGGAGCTGACACCCGAGCAGAAGGAGCTTCTAGATGCGATGAACAACCTCATAATGTCGGCTCAGGAGCTGAGCTACGTCGTAGCGCTGTTACCCAACGAGCTCGTGGATAGGTACCCAGAGCTCAAGGAGCTCGTGGATGCGGCTAGGAGCGTGGTTAGAGCGACGTGGCACTTCTACAAGATCATAAAGAGAAGGGCTAGGAGATGACAAGGGTAGTCGTTCCCCCTGTCCTGGTCGAGCTCGATGGTGCGAAGGTCTATATACTTGAGATAACCAAGCATGAGTGGGTCAACAAGCAGAAGCGTTTTTTGGTAACGGTTTTCGTTGAGTGGAACGGTTTTAGATCCCCAATCTTTACGCTTGATGTTGAGAGCAACGCTGAGCTGAAGGCCAAGCTCCGTGCCGAGATAGCGAAGATGAAGTTCATTATCATGAGCGGGAAGCACGATATATACAAGCGGATAGAGTGACGTGTAGATACATATACCACGTTTTTAAGCTTCCATATTATCAACTTGTTCTCGGGTGTAGCTGTGACCAGCCATCAGAGGCTGGAGCTCTTCACCGCCGAGGACGCTAAGTACCTAGCGGCTACTCTCAGCGCGGCTGGTCTATGGGAGCTTAGGTGGAGCAAGGGTATCGAGGAGGTCTTCACCGTAACGGTTATCAGGGATCTAGAGGAGCTCGATCTAGAGGCTCTCGTTACCTCGGAGCACGGCATCACCGACCCGATTGGACAGCTACAGCAGTGGCTCTACGACCGTATGAGCGAGCTCGCCTCCTGGTTTGCTCAGACGGTCGAGGAGATAGGTCGCAGGCTCTGGGACACGGTAGCTAAGCCGTTCCTCGACACGATCAAGAACCTCGTTGAGCAGGTGTGGAGCTTCCTACAGCAGATACCAGGCACGGTTGAGAACGCTCTGGATTGGCTAAGTCGCCAGATAAGCGGTGTATGGAGCTGGATACAGGAGGACATAATCGACCCGCTGTTCAGCGCTATTAACAACCTGATGAGCTGGATCAGCCAGGGCATATCGACGCTAACGACGTTCTTCACCGAGACCGTTCCGCAGATGTTTGCGGAGCTCCAGAAATGGATAAGCGACATCAGCACGCTGATAAACGACTATGTGGTCACACCCCTGCTAACCGCTGTAAATAACCTGATAGAGACGATTACACGCGGTCTCGACACCGTGACGAGCTTTGTGTCGCAGATACCAGCGATGGTTCAGCAAGCTGTTGGTGAGCTAGCCACCTGGATCCAGGAGAACGTTGTTGCACCGCTGAGCAACGCGTTTAGCCAGTTGATACAGCTAATTAGTAGCGGTCTGGAGACGGTCTCCAGGTTCTTCACCGAGGAGCTACCAGCATTCGTAAGCCAGGCTATTGCGTCTATACAGCAGACGCTATCTGGAATAGCTACCTGGGTACAGGAGAACGTTGTAGCACCCCTAACAGCGGCTTTCCAGAGCTTCATAGACTTCATCAACAGCGGTCTACAGACCGTATCTAGGTTCTTCACCGAGGAGTTGCCGAGCTACATCAATAGTTTCGTTGCTCAGCTCCGCGATGCTGTTGCGGGGATCGCTTCGTGGATCCAGCAGAACGTTATCGCGCCTCTAACATCGGCTGTGCAGAGCATCCTATCAGCGGTTCAGCAGGGTCTCGGAAGCGTATCGTCGGCTATCGCTAGCATGGTTAGCCAGATCCAGAGCGCCCTAGCGGGTATATGGAGCTTCATCCAGAGCAACGTGCTCGCCCCGCTTAGGGGCGCTCTTGAGAACCTGATCGGCTTCATCTCCGAGGGGTTCGAGACCGTTAGGAGCTTCATAGCCGAGACGCTTCCGAGCCTCGTAGACCAGGTAAAGGAGGCGGTAGCTGGTCTAGGCACGTGGATCAGCGAGAACGTTGTGAAGCCCATTACCGAGGCGTTCACCCAGTTCCTAGACATGGTTAGGAGCGGACTGGAGACGGTGGCTAGGTTCTTCACCGAGCAGTTCCCGTCGCTGGTAAGCGGTGTTGTTGAGGAGATCCAGAGGATTCCGCAGATCGTCTTCGGGACGCTTAGAGAGGTAGGCATATCACTGTGGGACTACCTGACCAAGCTCGGAACGCTGGTAAGCGAGGGCTTCGCGAAGCTAGGCGAGGCTCTTACCAAGGTGTCTGAGAACCTGAAGCTGGTGGGTGTCTACCTCACTGGCTTCGTGAACGCGGTTATGCAGCTACCAGAGAGGCTAGTAACGACAGTTTGGAACTCTCTACAGTGGATCGGACAGAAGATCGTCGAGGGTGCGCAGTGGCTATGGAACATCCTGACGGGACTCGGTAACTGGTTTGTCTCGGCATTTAAGACGCTTGCTTCGTGGGTAGGCAGAGCTGTAATGACTGTTATCTCGGTTATTGGAGAGGTCGGTAAGGATATCGCTACAGCTATCGGCAACGCTATGAAGGCTATAACCAACCTGATAGTGGCTAGGTCTAGCCCAGCGCTCTACGAGATACTTGCGTCTCCATGGTTCCCCATAATCGAGGCTATACTACTACCGCTCACACCGATAATGGTCGAGAAGCTCGGCGAGGTGATAGAGGAGGCCAAGAAGAACCCCGTGAGGTTCATATACAACCTGCTCAACGTTGGCGTGCTGATATCGGCCGCCATCTACGGTGTTGGCCTCATACTGAAGCCCTTGGTATCTGCGTTACCAGATACCGAGATAAGTGGTGAGCCACTCGGTGTCGGTGCTAGGATAAGACTGAAGCTGAAGGACGTTCTTGAGAAGGCTGTTTCGCAGTTCGAGAAGTTCATGCCAGACGTAGCGAGGTACATGATCATAGGCCACATGATATGGTGGGCCGAGCCAACCAGGGCAATCACTAGGTACAACCTGACCGAGTACGTAACCGTCGAGCTTCCACCAATGGAGCACACTCTCAACTTGGTTAGGAGGTCTATACCGACACCGATACTCATGGACAACTACAAGATGTTTGTAGACCAGCTCAGGATGGGTGGTATCTACAAGGGCTTTATAGAGAGGATCTATGGTCTCAATACCAAGCTCGCTGAGGAGGTCGCTAAGCAACTCGGCAATGTATCCGAGCTCTACGATAGGGAGCTGGGGGCTCTGAGGATATGGGATAGGTTTACGTCATACACCAGGAAGGAGAGGCTCTTCCCAGTATCGATGGTGTGGGCAATACCGAGCCCGAGCGAGCTAGCTAGGATGATGGTGAGGGACATCATACAGGATCCAAGGCACTTTGCGGCAGTTATGGCTATGCACGGCTTCACGCCAGACGTGGCGTTCATGTTCTACTTACTGCACTACAGGTACCCACCGCCAGAGAAGCTAGCAGAGTTCTTCTGGAGGGGTATCGCTGGTGAGCTGTGGAACCCTGAGGCACCAGTCGACGAGAACATAATGAAGACCTTCGGTCTAGACCCAACGGTTGTGAAGGCTGTGGCTCCCAAGGAGCTGAACTTCAGATATGATTTGTTGCAAAAGATGATCAGCACCTACATGAAGTGGCATGACTATGCCAGGTTTCCGTGGCAACCTGGGTGGCCAACCGATAACGCCATAATGATCGAGCTTATGGCTGACATACCCACCAAGATAGACCTGAGATGGATGACAAGGTGGGGCCTCTTCGACTACTGGTCTGCATACGGCATCGGTCTGAAGAAGGCTATCCACGAGATAACCAAGAGTCTCATACCCGAGGGCACCACTGCGTCGGCTAGACCGATGGCGGATCTCTACCTCCAGTACCTGAAGAAGGGTGAGATAGTCTTCGACCTCAAGCAGTTCTGTAGGGTGTTGCAGGCTACGGGTATACACCCGTACTGGATACCGTGGGTAGCGATAGCCGAGACAATAAACGCCCTAACCGAGGAGCGCACACTGCTCAGAACTGGCTTCATCAACCTATACAAGGAGGGTATATGGAGCCTAGACCACCTACACCAGCTACTCTCGGGTTTCTTCACGGTTAAGTTCGAGGTAGGCTACTTCGACCTAGAGAAGAGGGACTGGGTATCGGCAACCGTTGAGTACCCGATAGCGTTCCTACCAGCCGAGTCCAAGCTCCTGGAGATCAGGGCAACTATGGATAGGGCTCTCGATATCTACAGAGAGGCGTATAGGTACATCATACGCAGCGTAGCCTACTACGTGGTGGATCCAGCCAAGGCTAGGGAGATCATTGCCGATATTGTCAGCGCGATAAACGAGAAGTTCTTCAAGCAGACGGTAAAGAGCCTCACTGGCAAGGAGCTGTCCCTAGTGCTAGATACTGGCTACTGGGAGGCCTGGAGCAAGTATGCCGAGGCGATCATAGAGCTTGAGGCTAGGGAGCGCACGAGGTTCTACGCTAGGTACCTGCTGTGGTCGGTGTTATGGGCTCTGCGCTACGGCTATGTAACGATTGACGAGGCCAAGGGCTGGGTATCCAAGCTAGTGGAGAAGATGCATGAGCACCCCATCGTTAGGGAGGCGATAGAGCTCTCCGTGGAGTTCATGGTCTATAGGTTCGAGAGGGAGGTCAAGGCTAAGGCGATCATCAACCTGCTCAGATCGAGGAGGATAGCCGTCTCGGAGGCTATCGAGCAACTCAAGAAGCTGGGCTTCTCCGAGGATCTCGCCAAGAAGTATATAGACGCCAACGTGGTCTGGTACACGCCTGGTCTAACAACCTACGCGACCCTCCTAGAGATCGTGCCCGAAGCCATCAGCACGAGCCTGAAGGCTTTGGAGCACTTCAACATGCCGAGCGACGAGCTTCAGTACTGGAGGCTCTACGTTGCTAGGAAGCCGATACAGGACGAGCTGACGCTTCTCAGGACCAGGATATACAACGCGCTTGCTCTGGGTATGGGCATCGACGAGGTCGTGGATATACTCAGTAAGTACTCTATGAAGTTCACCGTGAGGGGCGGTGAGCTGGTTATCGAGGGTGCTGACGAGGCTAAGAAGCTGCTTGCGTTCTACGACGCTAACAGGGACGTGTTCCAGGCGTTCGGTATAGCGCCTCATGAGTGGGTGATGTACAACGTTATAGCCGCCTTCGAGAGGAGGATAGACGAGCTTAGGCAGGCGGCTAGGGAGAGGATTCCGTCTCCATCGACGCTGGCGGTTCTAGCCGAGTACCTAGCGCTACCCAAGGATCTCGTTGAGGAGGCTCTGAAGAGGTATGGCGTATCCGAGAAGTGGAGGGAGATATGGGAGAAGTATATAGAGGTAAAGCCGCTGAAGAGCGACTACAAGGCGTACATATCTGTGGCTATCCGTGCCTACCTACGTAACGTCATAGAGAAGAAGAGGCTTGACGAGATAATCGATAAGGCTAAGGAGTACGGCTTCACCGACGAGGAGATCAAGATACTTAGGGATAGGATAGACTTGGAGGAGAAGCTGGAGGAGGCTAAGGTTAGGATTCCAACACCGTCGCAGCTCGCAACACTTGCTGAGTACATTGTCTTGCCCGAGGACAAGGTTCTGAGCGCTCTGAAGTACCATAGGGTAGCCGATGAGTGGATAGACTACTGGAAGAAGTACATAGAGGCTAAGCCTATTAAGAGCGATGTCAAGTCGTTGCTCTCGGTCAAGATAAGGGCTCTCAGGTACGGTGTTATCACCAAGAAGGAGCTGGAGGAGTTCATAGATAAGCTCGGTCAGTACGGCTTCACATCCAAGGAGATCGAGTTCATCAAGGAGCGCGTGGATCTGGAGGAGGAGATTGCCGAGGCTATGGAGCTTAGGAGAGCCTACCTACCGACACCGACGATGCTCGCAACGCTGGCTGAGTATCTCGTGCTCAAGGAGGATCTGATTAGGAAGGTGCTTGAGGCTAGGAGGGTTCCACAGGAGTGGATAGATATATGGCTGAAATACATACAGGTGAGGCCAGTTAAGAGCGACTACAAGGCGGTTCTAAGCGTTGCTGCTAGGGCTCTCAGGTACGGTGTTATCTCTGAGGATGAGTGGAAGAAGCTCCTCGACGACGCTAAGAGCTACGGCTTCACCCCGAAGGAGATAGAGCTGATCGAGAAGCGCGTATACTACGAGCTACTCATAGAGTCCGCTAGGGAGTACGTACCTAGCCTAGGAACCATAGCGTCCATGGTCGAGTACATCGAGGTGCCCAGAACCATAATCGATAGGGTGCTACAGCTTAGGAGGGTTCCCAAGGACTTTGCCGATCTGTGGCTGAGGTACATAGAGGCTAGGTCTATAGCGGGCGAGGTGAACCAGCTCGTTGCTGAGTACAGGAGGCTCTACGAGTACTTCACGGTGTCTCGCGAGGTCGCTAGCAAGGTAGCTGAGTGGATGAGGAAGGGCGGCTGGGTCGGGAAGGAGCTTGAGGTGTTCAGCCTCGCTCTCCAGCTACGCAAGGAGTACAGGGTGCTTAGCTGGCTGGTACCGACCATCCGCCAGCTCGTAGCCGATGCCAGGTACATACCAGAGTGGGAGCAGATCCTCAGCGATGTGCTCAGAGCTAGGGGTATAGACGTAGCGAGGTACCAGAAGCAGATAGAGTACTACAAGAAGCTGGCTAGGAACCGCATCGTGTGGAGGCAGATAGCGTGGTACCGCAACAGGCTGGTCTACGCCTACGCCAACGGTATCATAGATAGGAACACCCTGATACAGAAGCTACAGGCTCTCAAGAAGTACGGTCTCACCGATGATGAGATAGCGCTGATAGTTGACGGTGCGGAGCTTGAGAAGAAACGCATACAGACAATATACGGTAGGTAGAGATAGGTAATGCGGGGAGGGCGCATGTCTAGCCCCAGCACCGACCTGGGCTTCGAGGTGGATCCCGAGCTCAGGAAGAGGATAGAGGAGCTGGCTAAGAGCGTTAGGGAGCTGAACGAGAGGATAGAGAAGGCTAGGAAGGAGTTCGAGGAGGTTAGGAAGCGCATTGAGGAGACCATTCGTGGTGGTCGAAGGGGTAGGTAGCTGTGGGTGCTCTGAGCAGGGAGGCGTGGAAGCTACTGGATCAGAAGCGCAAGTACTGGTACAAGGCGCTGTCGGACGATGCAGCGTGGTCTGTCTATAGCCAGTCTTTCAATATTTTTGACTGGCTTAGGGACTACTCGGATCAGGTAGTGAGCGACACCCTTCTCTCTACCCTTGTATCCCTCTTTCTTCTGGGTATACCGATAAGCGAGGTAGAGCCATGGAACCTGTTATGGAGTGTCGAACTTCCGTCACCCGAGGAGTTCGCTAAGGGAGTCCTGATAAAGCTTGAGAGGGTAAGCATCGACGACGTTATAGCGGAGCTCTACCCGCAGTTCGAGGACATTATGATCAAGTCGGTCTACAGCGTGGTCGACTTCATGGAGGCGTTCATGGAGTCGCCGTTCGCGGAGGCCCTTAAGCCCTCCGTAACCGAGAAGGGTTACTACGATATCTCTAGGTATGGGTACTCCTACTACGACCCGATAGCCGTTAGGGAGTTCTTCAAATCGACGCTGTTCGCCTTCCTAAAGAAGAGGGGTGACGTGAGGACGGCTAGGGATAGGGTAGAAGCTATCGCTAGGAACCTGAATATGAACCCAGAGCTCGCTAGGAACCTCTTCAATAGGCTGGTAGCGATCTTCTCGGTCAAGGAGCAGGCCCTTACATGGGACTACGGATGGTGGGACTTCTCTCTGTGGGCTAAGGAGGGTAGCGCGGGTAGGGTTACGTACATAAACTACGACTTGCAGGAGGTTGAGGTCGAGTACGAGGACCTGATAGACTTCCAGGCGTGTGGCTACTGGGACGAGTATCCATGGGACTACTTCCACTGGTGCGATGTTGTGCATCCGTACAAGCTCACGCCACCGATCGTCACGATGCTGGTGGATGCTGTGTGGCGCAACTTCGTTAACAGGATACATGCTACAGCCCTTGCTGTGGCTAACTACCAGACATACGAGGAGAGGACTCAGTGGACGGCTAGCGAGCGTGTCGAGACCTTTGCTCTGCCAGTATCGCAGAGGATGTTCCTTGAGAGGGTTGTTTACAACACGGTTAGGAACATGCTTGGCTCGGTAGACCCAGTAACCATGAGGATGTACAAGTCCGCTGTTCTACAGCTCTTCGCGATCATGGCGTCTCCGCATAGATGGGGAGACGGCGCTCTCAGAACCATGTCCGAGGACGAGCTGAAGAGCTGGTGGCTAGACAAGTGGAGCTCAAGCGGCTTGGATAGGAGCGTGCTTGAGAAGCTGTACAACGCTGTCAGAACCCATCTAAGAACCTTCTCCTCTCTTAGGTTCAGAGAGAGAACCAGGTTCCTGAGGAAGAGGGGTCTGGGGTGAGGCGTCTATGGGTAAGTACGATAATCTATACGTGAAGCCGCTCCAGAGAGCATCGTCAACATGGGCTAACTCGGTTGTTGATGCTCTCAACGAGCTCTACGACATGGCTTCGGTAGCGGTCAGGATATCCAAGATAGTTAAGGTTACGGCTAACTACACCGCCAACCCCTACGAGCTTGTCCTCGTAGATGCGTCTGGGGGGTCAGTAACGATCACGTTACCATCCGTAGCCAACGGTGTGACGGTCATAGTTAAGAAGATCGATACCTCGACGAACACCGTAACGATAGCGCCGCCCAGCGGCAAGTACGTCGAGAACTCGTCGTCTATAGAGCTAGCATCGTTCGGTGAGGCGGTTATCCTGGTAGCGGATCGGGACGGCAACTGGTGGATCATTGCTAGGGTGTGACCATGGAGCTGAAGAGCGCGATGATCGAGGCTGGCAAGAAGCACTACTGGGGCTTCCTACTGGTTAGGCGCAAGGAGCTTAAGGAGTTCCTAGAGAGGCTCTTCAAGGAGCGCGGGCACCTCGATATCCTGGAGGTGGGTTGCTTCAAGGGCTTTCTCGTGGGTTGGCTACACGAGAACTTTCCGAGACCCCAGTACTCTTGGAACTACTGGGGTATAGACATCGTGGAGCCCCCAGATCGGAGGAAGGACTACCCGCACCTGATCATGAATGCCGAGGCTCTGGAGTTCCCTGCGAACCGCTTCGATGTCGTTATCATGATAGAGGTTCTTGAGCACATCGTTGACTACGTGAAGGCGCTTACCGAGGTGTACCGCGTTCTGAAGCCTGGGGGCGCTGTGTGGATACAATCTGTTACGTGCTCAGACCCCACGGCTCTCAGCGACGAGACGCATTTCCATGTACTTCATCCGAAAACCCTAAAGCGCTTGCTTGAGTGGATAGGTTTTCGGGGGGTGGGCTATGTCGAGGGAGGGAACTTCGCAGTATGGGGCTTCAAATGATCCCGTACCCAACCAGGAAATAAGGGAGCTGATGCTCATGGTAATGGATATGCGCGAGAGATTAGCACGGGTAGAGCAACGAGTCGATAACATCGAGAACGATGTCAGCGAGATAAAGCGGCTCATAAACAAGCTTGTCGAGAGACGCAACGGCTTGATAAAGTTTCTTGTCGGCGCGATGATAACGGTTATGGTCATAGTCCTCAGCTTCGTGGCGGCTATTCTAGGCGTGCACTGGGCGCCTCCGACGTGATACCATGGATGTCCTGGTGGTGGTGCTAGACGGTCTCAGCTACGTCTTTGCAAATGTGTTTTGTTGGTGGGGAGAGAGTATACGTAGGCTCTGGAGCTATCCAGGGGCTAAGCGCTGCATGATGTACGTCGATGTGATTCCAGAGACCCCCACGGTTATGGCAACCTTCTTCCAGCTAAGGAAGTTCGTTCCTGGAACCATAACGACCTGGGTATGGGATCTCGTTACGGGTAGGAGGGTAAAGGCTATCAATATACCAGCATGCATGCCACCGATATACCACGGCGTTCCGAGGCCTGCTAACTGGGTGGACTTCTTCTCGCCGCCTAAGGAGCGGTTTAGGGAGGTGTTGATGAAGTACCACAGCTACGTAAAGGCTAACGGGGATGCGGATATCCTCTTCGTTTGGTACCCCGTACCCGATCAGCCTCATCACCACTTCTTCTCCACCATACCAAGCATAGACGCGCTTAGAACAGCGATAGAGTGGTACGACCTGGCATGCAAGCTGGCTCTCGACCTGATAGAGACGTTCAAGCCTAGGCGGTGGCTGGTGGTGTCAGACCACGGCTTTACGAGCGATGTTAGGGACACTCCTATACCCGCGCTCTACCACATTAGGGACGCCACGGCTATCACCAACTTTGACGAGCCGCCTAGGGGGGCATCTGAGGTCGTTTACTGGGTAGTGAAGGCGCTTGGCTTGGTACAGCATTAGACGTTTTTCAGCTTCTCCACGGTTACCCATCTACATGGAGTGGGGTGGGGCTAGTCTTGAAGCCGATACTCTATGCCTATCCTCAGTGGCACACCGTCAGCTTCACGCTGGTGGCGAGGAAGCATCTGGAGTATATGAGGAGGCTTGGGTATGTGTCGGTGTACGAGCTCGACGAGCTTATGGTACCAGCGTTCACGCCATCGACCAAGTACTCCCTGATTCTACACCCAGGCTTCTTCATCATGTTTAGGGTTCTTGAGAGCAGGAAGGATATATGGGGTAGGTTTAGGGAGGACTACTACCAGTGGTGGAGGGGCTTCTACGACCAGCTCATAGGTATAGATGTCTGCGACTCCGATGCGTATACCGACTACGCGGTCTCCATAGCTAACAGGTTCGACAAGTTCGTCGTGCCCTCCAGCTTCTGTGTGGAGGTGGCTAGGAGGTCTGGGGTGAGGGCTAGGGTCTACAGGCTTCCGCACGGTGTCGACCCTGAGTGGTATACAACACCCAATGTATGGGAGATCGCGCCGAGGCAGAGGCTCAGCTCATCGCTTGTGCAGCTCTACCTCTATAAGATGAGGAGGAACAAGAAGTTCATACTGTTCTTCCTTGTCCACAGCGGTGAGAGGAAGGGCTGGCCAGAGGTGTACGAGGTGTATACCAGGCTTGCTAGGGAGAGGAAGGATGTTGCTCTGGTCCTGAAGACGGTGTTCCCCAACATACCCGAGTACCAGCAGGTCATGCAGTACGGCGCACTTCAGGTATACGAGTGGCTGAGCGACTACGAGAAGATGGCGCTCTTCGATATGGCTGACGTAACCCTGATGTTCAGCCGAGGCGGTGGCTTCGAGATGGTTGCTCTAGAATCGCTTGCTAGGGGTGTGCCAGTGCTCGCATGCGAGTACGGTTCGTGGTCTGAGTACGTACCCCCGTTCCTGTGGGTCAAGAAGGGTAGGAGGGTTCAGCCCCTACCAGGAAACGCCTTTCACGGTGGCTACGGCTACGCTGTCGATGTCGAGGACGCTCTCAACAAGTTGCACGTAATCCTGGATAACCTAGACGAGTACAAGGCGAGGGTACGGGAATGGAGAGAGAAGGTGCTCTCGAAGGAGTATAGATGGGATATCATAGCTCTGAGGCTGGTGGAGATAGTATCCGACTAGTGTATAGAGGTATATACTTTCCTAGCGCGTAGAGGGTTGGGGTAGAGAAGGTGAAGCGGGAGACCGTTGCTAGGCGGAGCTATAGACCGCATAGGCTCGACTCGGCTAGGACATCCGTTAGGCTTGAGATCATTGTTAGGGACAGGGAGGGCAGGGTCAAGTACGTTGTGCAGGGATAGAAGCGTATTTATAAGGTGGTAGGAGAAGGGCTTTGATGGGGGAAGCCAGCTATGTGGAGGGGAGACAGCTCTAGGGTGGTTATCGCTGGCTGGGTAGAGGTCATAGTCTGGGACAGGAGGGGTAGACCGAAGTACCTGGTTACGCTTGCTCGCGGTAACCCAGTGCCTGTCATCCCCAAGGGTGTTCTGCCAGAGACCCAGGTACTCTTCTACTTCAGGAAGAACGTTGTGACGAACGCTGGGCTCGCGGAGATCATTAAGCTGGTGTTCAACCTCGGTGGCACGCCGTTCACGTATGTTGCTATCGGTACTGGCACTACATCCGAATCCGTTACTGATACGGCTCTCGAAGCCGAGGTCGCTAGGAAGCAGGCTTCGGTTAGCCAGACAACGACCGATGTTGAGGGCGATACCGCGCTCCTGGAAGCTACGTTCTCAAGCGAGGACGGGCTTAGCGGGAGTATGGAGATCTCCGAGGCTGGGGTCTTCAACGCGTCCTCTGGTGGTGTGTTGCTGGCTAGGAAGACGTTCAACCCAGTCCCAGTGAACTTCGACGCTGGGGACGCCATCACGATTAGGTACTACATACAGATGAGCAGGTGAGGTAGCCTAGCAATGGTAGTCAGGATAAAGCGTAAGGAGGAGTACCGAGGCACCGTAACGCCCAGCGATCTGAACGTGGAGACCGATCTGATCAACCTCGGGACATACGAGAACGCGATAATCCTGGAGGGCTACGTAGATCTATCGCAGCTCCAGAGCGGTGACTCGGTGAAGCTGGTTATCTACATAGCTGTCGACGGGTCTAACAGGAGGAAGCTGGATACCATAGCGGTTGACGGGCCTCTCGATAACCCCGTTGTGCACCTGCTCTCGATGACGCTTCCAAAGGATGCCCAGCCCAGGGTTACGATAACCCAGACACAGGGCACACTCAGAAGCTTCCCCTACTGGTTCGTCGTTCAAGTGCTTGAGGAGATCTAGCATGGGTTGGAAGCTGGGCAAGGGGATGACTCTTGAGCAGTACATGCTCTACACCTTCGGTAGGCTAACGTCTATCCTCTGCCCGAGGGAGTTCAAGCGGAGGGTGAAGAGGGCTCTCGCCGACCACGTCATGTCTAGGAGCCCGTATGGGAGGCACTACCCTCTTAGGGGTAGGGTATACGCTGATTTCCTTTTTCTCATAGCTGTGCTCTTCGGTATGTGGGGCATAGCCGTCCTGATAACGGTGATCTTCTACACGCTTCTACACGACTGGAAGCGGTGTGGAGGCTATAGGTGGATCCCCTATACATGGAAGGAGAAGTTCTACGGTGCGGTCAAGTGCCCTGACGGTATGCCGCTCTCCGAGCTCAGGAAGAGGCTGGGAAGGAGGTAGAGCTATCTCTCCGAGTCCACTACATGTTTTTTCTGGATGAGTGGGAGCGGGTAGAAGTGATCGGCGATGAGCTTCACCAGCGCGTTACCAGCTCAGAGACCTCTATTCACGTTAGTAGGGGTTACTTATTGCGTGGAGGTATCGGATACTGTTCTAGCGAGCGACGTTGTTGCGAAGGTGGGGTCAGTAGCTGTCTACGACTATGCAATCCCCGAGTATGCTTTAATAGCATACAGATCCAAGGTGCTCTTCGATGGCGTTAAGATTCTCGATGCGTTGTCGAAGCTGGTTGCTGGCTCGGTACGCGAGTCGGTGACCAGCAGAGACGGATTCTCCGTGTCTGCACACTTCGTGCGCGCGTTTGTGGATTCTGGTGCGGTAGCCGATATGCTCGTCAAGGCGCCCCTGAAGGTGGGTAGGGAGGCGACGAGTGTTGTAGACTCCGTGTCGAGGGCTGTTCACTTCAGGAGATCCCTAGCGGATAGTGGCAGGGCTGTGGATGCTCTGAGCAGGCTGAGCGCTAAGGTGGTGGCGGATTCTCTGAAGCTAACAGATCTCGCTAGGGTTTCAGCCTTCTTCGTCCGCACGCTGGTGGATGCGGGGGTGTTGCTTGATAGGCTATCGAAGGAGGGTGCGAAGCTGGTTAGGGACATCGGTAGGGCTACGGATGCGCTCTCGAAGACCTCTATGGTGGTGGTTCTCGATGCGTGTAGGGGCATAGATAGCCTGGTTAGGCACAGCACCAAGGCGTGGCGCGAGTCGTTGATACCTAGGGACAGCGTCTTTAGGGCGCTGGTTAAGAACGTGTACGACGCTGTTGTACCCGAGTACGTGCTATCGACGGTTAGGGGCAAGGTCCTGAGCGATGTTGCTAGGGCTCTGGATAGGGCTACGAAGGAACCCTCCATTAGGTTACCCGATACTGTGTTGGCAACCGACTGGGTTGGTCGTGGCATTCCTCTCAGGGTTTATGACGCGACTGTGGCTAGCGACTACGTATCTAGGTCTACTCTTAGGAGCGTTCTCGACGTTGTTGTACCTGAGTACCTAGCCTCGAAGGAGCCTAGGAGAGCGGTAAGCGATGTGGTTCTGTCGCTGGATAGGGTAGCCAAGCTTGTTGCTTCCACGGTAGCGGACGCTGTTAAGGCTCTTGATAGGGTTGCTCGTAGCGCTCTGAAGAGCCTTCTAGACGCTTCTACGGCTCTCGACAGCGTATCGATTGTGCGGCTGGTAGTGACCATCCTGAGGGACTATGTGGTTCCAGAGTACCTAACCAGGAAGGAGCCTCTGAAGGTGCTTCGCGAGGCTGGTAGGGCTATAGACGAGATCCTTAAGTGGATCGTGGAGGTGTACGGCTATAGGCTTGAGAAGCCCCTCCTCGGTGAGGTTATCAGGGCTAGCCACTTCAACGATCCGCTGAACCTGATCCACAGGGTTAAGGAGGGTACCAAGGAGCTGTGGAGCTCCATAACCTCGGAGCCCTACCCCAGCTCCCTAAGCGACCTAGAGAGCGTGCTCTCCAAGCTGAGCCCAGTTTCGAGCGGTGACGAGGTTAGGGCTATGCATGTCAACTACATGATGGAGGCGTGCGCACATCTGTACAGGTTCGTTAGGGATACCTACCACAAGTACAGGGATGCTACGGGAGAGAGCATACCAGAGGTTGAGAGCCTCCTCTCGGAGGCCTACGACATCGTCAGCAACCCGATGCTTGTGATGACGGGCGACCTGATAATGCCCGAGCACTTCCTCCAGTTCCACCTAGCGCTCATATACATAAGGGCAACCTACGAGGAGCTGAGGAAGCGAATATAAAGCACCGAGGGGATAGATGGATCGGGGTGAGTATCGGGTGGGGTTCTGGAACAGGGAGATCCTAGCGAAGATGATAGCAGATAAGGTGTACATCTGTGTCGATGCCTATGGGAGGCTAACGATATGTGACAACTCGGTAGACAGCGCGAAGATAAAGGATGGTGGTGTGGGTAGGGTTGATCTAGAGGTTCCATCTACTTCGCAACTAGCGTATCTCAGAGCCCTAGGAAAAGCCTATGCAAGGATGATCTGGACTAAGCGAGGATCTGGTCTAGGTACATTATACGAAACAGTTCTAACGGATAAGAAGGTTGTTCAGCTATTTAAGCTATCAACGAACTTTATATGCAATGTCAATAGGTGGTACGGTGTAAACACACTGTACTACAACTACTTTGATGCTTCGCTAGCTACAGCGGATCACAAGCTGTATAAGGTTGTGAATGGCACAGAAACCGAGTTAGCTAGTGAAGCAGTTGACTTGTCTGGAATTATCCACGCGTCTCTACAGGTATCTGGATCTGCATTGAAGTCATGTAGATCATCTCCAGGCCAGGTTCGTGATGTCGACACCATAGATCCATGTGCCTGGAGCTCCATATCCGCAACAGATACTAGCATCTCCTCTGGTCGTTTCGGTAACTACTACTATTCGGGCGATAGCTACGCAATAGACTTCGGTATGATCAGAGACGTTGCCTCGCAACTACCCAACGCAGTAGCTGTGATAGAGGCTGAGGTTGCTGGTGACGGTGTGAACGAGCCATTTAGACCGCTCCTAGTTAGCGATCTGAGAGAGGTTGACCCAACACTGCACAGCGTTCCTCCGCATGTGGCTGTAGAGGCTAAGAGGTACAGAATGCTTCGATCTAAGGGCTTCACCGATGAGGAGATAGAGTATCTACTTGGTCGCATACCAAAGCATCAGATAGATATTGCATCAGTATCGTGGGGAGCCTTTGACTACAGGGAGGGAGAGACTAACATGCTGATAGTTATTACTAGGGATAATCCGTATCGCCAGGGAGCAGTACTTAGACAGGTTGAGTATGCTAAAGCAAGGGGTCTAATGGCTATTAGACCACCGAGAGATTATAGGGAAGCTGTTGAACAATACCGTCTATTTAGGAAGAGGTTCTCCTATTGGATAGCTGGCAAGGATAATTATGCGTATCATGTGTTGGGTGTACCTGAACTTGAGGCATTTCAGGTAGCGGATTTCTATTATGGATTCCTTATAGATCATAAGATTGAGCCACAGAGATCACAATTGAAGAATGTGTCAGACAACGTGTTGCGTGAAACTATAAGCATGTGGATTAAGAGGCTGGAGAGAGTGTCTGTGCTTACTGAGGAAAGAGATAAGCACATCGATAAACTTCGTAAGGTGCTGAAGTTGGGGTGGTAATGGCGTTAGTGTTATAGCCTCGCAATCTATACACTTTTATGGCGGGATCATGTCTCTCCGTATGGGATCCTATCAGTTCCAGTACTATCTCCACGATAGCGTGGTGAAACAACTGATAGAGCAATACTACGGTAGGGGTGTGTGGCAGAACGTTGCTTTCTACGACGATGGTGTTGCCATAGGTGTCGACAACTGGTTCAACTTCTTCACCCCCAGCGCGTTCGTCGAGTTCCTGAGGGTGTTTAGGAGGATAAAGGAGGAGTACGGCTTTACCTACAGAGGATTGATTGATTGCGATGATTTCAGTGCCCTCGCAAAGGTCGTGGCGTCTCTGCTGGGCTTCAACTGCATGTTTGAAACTGGTGGGAAGATAGTTGATGAGAGGGGCGAGTTCCTGGGGTACCACGCCTATAACGTGGCTCTGTACTGCATCTCTGAGGATCCAGCGGAGTGCATGGACTACTGGCAGTCTAGGATAATACCGATCCTCTTCGAGCCTCAGACCCAGGAAGTAGCAATACCAACTTGGGACAGGCACTTCTATATATATGGACTGGGCTGGGTTAGGTATGTAACGAGGGTGGTGAAACCGTGGTGAGGACGAGCTTCAGGAACGTGTTCGCCGTGATGATATGGGGCTCGATCATCGGTAGCTTCATAGCTCACGGAGCTGGGCTGATAAGGCTACCCGACCAGGTTATAGGCGCGCTCATCGTGTTGGCGCAGACAGTGGTCTTCTTCTACTTCAGGAAGCGTCCATCCGACGAGAGGTCGGAGCCACCCCAGCGCTAGCGGTGGATATATATATGAATCCGCTGCTCCTCGTATACGCAATCATTTTTCTTATTATCGTGATCTGCGGGCTTGAGATACTGCTCGACGACCCCAGCCAGCACGGTGATCCCTAGATGCCTATAGTTATCCAGACCAAGAACAGGTACAGCGGAACCGTATCCCCATCGGATCTCAACACCGAGACAACGGTTGTCGAGCTCGGGCCCAACGACGATGACTACCTGGTGGAGGGATACATAGATCTCTCCCAGCTTGCTGAGGGTGATGCTGTGACGGTGTGCGAGTACATCGCTGTTGATGGTCAGAACTACCAGAAGTTCATCTGCACAGACTTCTCTGGCCCGCTGGGCAACCCAGTCATCAGGTTCCATACAAAGACCCTGCTAGCCTCGATGAAGTACAGGGTTACGATAACCCAGACACAGGGCACACTCAGAAGCTTCCCCTACGGATTCATAGAGGAGATAATGGGCAGCGTCTAAACCACTACACAGAGGTGCTGAGCAGTGCCCGACCTAGTGCTCGATTACCACAGGCTTAAGGTTCCGATAGACCACCCACTCAGGAGCGTCACTAGAGAGCACCTAGAGTACCCCACTGAAGACGTTACCTTCGCAATGCTTGCTGCTATAGATAAGGCTGTTCCGATGGAAGTGTATGAGGGGAAAGCAT